ATGGATGTCTGGATGCGTATAACGGCCAGAGCACAGCAAATAGAAGTTCAAGCCGCTCATGCCGCTAGGCGCAGGAAAGAGGCAGAGAAGCGCCGAAAAAAAGAACTTGATGAGTTGTTTATTATTATTATTGGTCTGTTGATAGCGATTGGTAGTATTTCTGTAGTAGTATGGGCCGTTATGGAAGGAATGAGTCAGAAATGAATCCAGAGCTACAAAGGTACTATGAAGATAGGTTTGATCTTTTTGCCCAGCCAGGATGGATTGACTTGATGGAAGACATTGACAATATGTTGGCTTCTCTAAACAATGTCAGTACAATTGCTGATGAGAAAAGTTTACAATTTCGCAAAGGTGAGATATCCATTCTTACTTGGCTAAAAACCTTGAAAAAGGTCAGCGAAGATGCTTACGAGGATCTGAATGCGAAGAATGTATGAATTTGTCTGCGAATGCGGACAACGCACTGAGAGGCTTGTTGGTTATGAGACAACTACTTCTCAGTGTGGATGCGGTGGTATCGCCCATCGCGTCATAAGCGCTCCTTCTTTCAAACTAGAAGGTTGGTCCGGTCATTTCCCCAGTGAACATGGGCGATTTGAGCGTAAACACATCGAAAAGTTGAAGGCGGAGCGTAAAGCCAACTCATAAGTCATTGGACCGAGTTGAATCTCCTACAACCATTTTGGCAGGAACAATAAATGCTACTTGACCAAGAACCAGAGCCGCTAGGCGAACTTGAAGCCGAACAACAAAAGCCAACACTCCCTGACAAATACAGGGATAAAAGTTTGGATGAAGTGATACGGATGCACCAAGAGGCTGAAAAGCTGATTGGGAAACAGGCCCAAGAGGTCGGGGAAGTCCGTAAACTGGCTGATGAGCTTATTAAGCAGAATCTCAGTTCTAAGCAAGAAGCAAAACAGGAAGAACCTGAAGTAGATTTTTTTGAGAACCCTCAAAAGGCAGTTCAGAAGACTATCGAAAGTCACCCTGATGTCCTAGCTGCGCGTCAAGCCAGCATGGAACTCAAGAAGCTACAGATTCAGCAGAAACTGGCTAAAGAGCATCCTGATTACGTTGACATTGTTGGCGATACAGGATTTCAAGAGTGGGTGAAAGGCTCGTCCGTTCGCCTCGGTCTTTATGCTAAGGCAGATGCTGAGTTTGACTACGATAGCGCTAATGAACTGTTATCTACCTACAAGCAATTGCGTGGTGTCAAGACTAAGCAAGCAGAAGCGTCAAGCGAGCGAGCAAAGACTATGAAGGCCGCACAAGTGGATGTGGGTGGATCTGGAGAGAGTTCCAAACGAGTCTACCGACGAGCCGACCTGATTCGGCTAAAAATGACAGACCCTGCAAGGTATGAGAGCTTGAGTGATGAGATCATGCAAGCCTATGCTGAAGGGCGAGTCCGGTAACAACTTTTTTTGGAGATTTAATCATGGCTAATACAAAATTTGCACCGGATAATGCGGTAACCGTAACCTCCGCAGCTAATTTCATCCCCGAGATTTGGAGTGATGAGATTGTTGCCGCCTTTAAGAAGAACCTCGTTCTGGCGAACCTCGTCAAGCGCATGAACTTCAAGGGCAAGAAGGGTGACACTGTCAACATCCCCTCGCCCGCCCGTGGCACCGCCAACGCCAAGGCTGCTACCGACGCCGTCACGCTGATCGCTGAGAGCGACACCAACATTCAAGTGCTGATCAACAAGCACTTCGAATACAGCCGCTTCATCGAAGATATCGTCGAAGTTCAGGCTCTGTCCTCGCTTCGTCGTTTCTATACGGAAGATGCAGGTTATGCACTTGCTCGTCAAGTAGATACCGATCTTATCCAGCTTGGTCGTTCCGCTAACAACGGTGCTGGCACTGCTGCTTATGCTAACGCATACATCGGTGGTGATGGCAGCACTGCTTATAATAGCGGTACGCCTAACGCTTCAGCATTGACTGACGCAGGTATTCGTCGTATGATCCAGCGTCTGGATGATAACGATGTTCCTATGACAGATCGTTATTTGGTTGTTCCTCCTTCCAGCCGTAACACGTTGATGGGTATCAACCGCTTCACCGAGCAAGCTTTCGTTGGTGAAACCGCTGGTGGCAACACCATACGTAACGGTCAGATCGGTGATGTGTATGGCGTTAAAGTGTTTGTTACGCCTCAGTGTGACACCGCTACTGGTTCAGCACGTATTGCTCTTATCTTCCACAAAGATGCAGCAGTAATGGCAGAACAGATGGGTGTTCGCTCACAGACTCAATACAAGCAAGAATACCTTGCTACGTTGTTTACTAGCGACATGCTCTACGGTGTTTCTTTGCTCCGTAAGGGTGATCTTGCTAGCGTACCAACCTCGATGTTCCCCATCGCAGTACCTGCTTAATTAAGCATAGGGGAGGCTAAACAGTCTCCCCTAATTACAAAGAGGTCACAATGGTCAAATTTCGTTGTAAGTTATCTGGTGTAGTACATGAGTTTGAATCAGAGTATGACATTAAACAGATGCGTAGACATCCTGATTATGTTGAAGTAAAAGAAGAAGAACAAAAACCTATAGAGAAGAAGGTCACGAAGAACTCTAAAGAGGGTTAACAATGCCTACCATTAAAATCAAGGGATCATCAACAGCTTCTTCTGTACCGTCATCTCTTGCATTAAGAGAACTAGCCGTTAACGTCACGGATAAGAAGCTCTATGTTGGTGATGGCTTTACTGTTCAGAAAGTTGTTGGTTCTCTTGGTAATCAAGAAGCTAACGCTGTAGCAATCACTGGTGGCTCTGTTGTAGGTATTACTGACCTAGCAGTTGCTGACGGTGGAACAGGTGCATCAACAGCAGCACAAGCAAGAACTAACTTAGGTGTCACGGCTACAGGCTCTGACACCACTTATGCTTTTAGGGCTAACAATCTTTCTGACTTAGCTAATGCAACAACTGCAAGGACGAACCTAGGCTTAGGTACGATTGCAACACAGAACGCTAATGCAGTTAATATTACTGGTGGTGCTGTTAGTGGCATCACTGATCTTGCAGTTGTTGATGGCGGTACTGGAGCAAGTACTGCCGCTGATGCAAGAACTAATCTAGATGTTCCTAGTAGAACTGGTAGCGATGCTTCTGGTACATGGAATATCAGTATCACAGGTAACGCAGCTACGGCAACAAATGGTGTTGTTACGACAGGTAGTTATAGTAACCCTACGTGGTTAACATCGTTAGCATGGGCTAAGGTTACTAGTACACCAACAACACTGGGTGGCTATGGTATCACTGATGGTGTATCTACAGCAAGTACGTATAGTAACCCATCCTGGTTAACAGCATTAGCTTGGTCAAAGATTACATCAACACCTACGACACTAAGTGGTTACGGTATCACTGATGGTGTTGCTACAGGCGGTAGCTACGCAGATCCAACATGGATTACATCTTTAGCTGGTTCTAAGATCACTGGTAACATCAGTGGTAATGCAGCAAACGTCACAGGTACAGTAGCAGTTGCTAATGGTGGTACTGGCGGCACAACAGCCGCTACAGCAAGAGCTAACCTATTACCATCTTATGCTACCAACGCTACAAAGGTATTGGCTGTCAACGCAGGAGAGACCGATGTTGCTTGGGTTACTGCTGGTGGTGGTGGTATTGGTGATGTTGCTGGTCCTGCATCTTCTACTGACAATGCTGTAGCAAGGTTTGATGGTACAACAGGTAAGCTTATCCAGAATAGTGCATTCACTGTTAATGATAGCGGTGAAGTCATGGCCGGTACGTGGACAGCTACGGCTGTTAGTCCTTTATATGGTGGTACTGGACAGACTAGCTATACCAATGGCCAACTACTTATTGGTAACGCTTCTGGTGGTTTAACGAAGGCTACGTTAACCGCTGGTTCGAATGTAACCATAACTAATGGTGATGGTGCTATTACCATCGCTGCTACAGGTGGTGGTGGAGGATCATCAACGATCCTAGAGAATGATCAAACAATTTCTTCAAACTATACAGTCACTGCCGCTAAGAATGGTATTAGCGTTGGACCTGTTACAATCAACACCGGAATCGCTGTCACTGTAGGTACTGGACAACGATGGTTAGTCATGGATTAAGGAGACATAATGTCTGCAATTAAAGTTCAAGGAAATGCTAGCGGTACTGGTACACATACACTACAGTCTGCTAATACTAACTCTAACCGTACTGCTACGTTGCCTGATGCGGATACAACGCTTGGCTTCCTAAACGTACCTGTTAGCTCTACCACGACCACAATGGCTACTAGCGATGTAGGTAAAGTTATCTCTTTGTCCGCTGGTATCACCATTCCTAACTCAACCTTTGCTGCTGGTGATGTTGTATCACTGTACAACAATACATCAGGTAGT